AACTGGGCGAAGGACAGCAGCACGTTGAGCATCAGCCGCCCCATCGAGGTGGTGGTGTTGAACTGCTGCGTGACCGACACGAACGACACGCCCTGGCGCTCGAACACCTCGACCATCTTGGAGAAGTCGGCAAGGCTGCGCGTCAGGCGGTCGATCTTGTAGACCACCACGATGTCGATCTGGCCGCGCTCGATGTCGGCCATCAGGCGTTTCAGCCCCGGCCGATCCGTGTTGCCGCCAGAGAAGCCGGGGTCGTCGTAGTCGTCGGCCACCGGAATCCACCCCTCGGATCGCTGGCTAGCGACGTAGGCGTGGCCCGCCTCCTTCTGCGCGTCGATGGAGTTGAACTCCTGGTCAAGCCGTTCATCCGAGGACACCCGGCAGTAGACGGCGCAGCGCTTGCGGGCCTTGGTGCTGGCAATCTCGCTCATCGCGCACCTCCCTTGCTCAGGCCAAAGAACAGCGGCCCCGACCAGTGCGCGCCCGTGATGTGGCGGGCCACCGCCGTCAGGCTCTTGAAGTTGCGCCCCTGGTACTCAAACAGCCCCTCGGCGGTGACTGTCACCCGGTGTTCGCGCTCGCCCCATTCGCGCAGCAGGATCGTGCCCGGCGCGAAATCGAACTCCCGCGGCTTGGCCCGCAGCTTGATCTTGGAGTGTTTTGCGCCGATGGCTTCCAGGCGCTGCTTGGTCTCGGGCGCAAGGCCACCGAAGGCTTCCTCCTGCAGCTTGTAGGCGAGACGGGACTCGACGTGCGTGCGGTTGGGGTAGTCCGGGCGGCGCGGGAAATACCGATCCCAGACCGTCCAGAGCTCGGACATCGGCAGGCAGGCCAGCTCCGCAATCCGCGCGGCGACGGATGCTTGTTTCTCGTTCATCACAACTTCTCCTCTTGATAGGGGGTTGTATGAACGCGCTGGTCGGGCAGGAAGCCAAGGCCTTCCGTTGTCGAATTGGCTCTCTGTTTTGGCTCATCCGCGACGAGGGTCCGGACGATGGCGGCCGCAAGGATGGCGGCGATTTCGCCAGCACGGGCGCTGGCGCTGATCTCCGAGGGAGATGCGAGTTCGAGGTTCTTCATGACGGCTCCGAGGAATTGCAACCGTCAGGAATGGTGAGCCTGATCTTCCGAAGCGGATGGCAACGCAGGGTAATCGAACGCCTTGCGAATAACTATAAGCAAGACAATCTTGCATTTTTACATTCGCAAGACTAAAATGCTGGTTTAGGAGGTGACTGCCATGCTCGAAAAAATCTCGCAAAAGCTGATCGGCTACCGCGTCAAGGCGGCGCGCGAGGCCAAGGGCTGGACGCAGGATCAGCTCACCCAGGGTCTCGGTCTCAACGACCGCCAAACGGTGTCCGATATCGAGAACGGAAAGCGCGCACTCAAGCCAGACGAGATGCTGTCGCTGTCCGACCTGCTCGACCGCGACATTGAGTTCTTCATCGATCCATTCGCTGTCGCCGGAGAGGCGCAGTTTTCGTGGCGCGCTGCGCCCGAGGTGCCGGAGGACAGCCTAGACGGGTTCGAGCTCAAGGCGGGCCAATGGATCGGCCTGCTTCGCTGGCTCCGTGAGCAGCAGGACAGCCGGGCAAGTGTGCTCAAGCGGGCGTTGCGGTTATCAGCCCAATCCTCCTACGAGGATGCGCAGGAGCGCGCGGAGAGCCTGGTCGCCGAGCTCGACCTTGGCGTCATCCCGGCCGAGGGGCTGATCGACAAGATCGAGCGCGAACTGGACATCCCAGTGCTGTTTGTCGACACGGTCGATGCCGACGATGGTCAATCTATCTCGGGCGCGACCTGCCACCTTGAGGAGATGGGTGTCATCCTGATCAACCGTAACGAGAGCGAGGCCCGGCGCTTCTTCGATCTGGCGCACGAGCTCTTTCATGCCCTGACCTGGGATGCGATGAAGCCGGATCATCGGGAATCCAACTCCGTCGAGGATCGCAATAAGGGCAAGCGCATCGAGCAACTGGCGAATAGTTTCGCCGCTGCATTGCTGATGCCGCGCGCCTCCCTCGAAAAATTGATTGACCGGGATCATCCGGATGACATCGCGCATCTGTGTGAAGTTGCTGCACTGCTGCGGGTCGCTCCCGTCACGCTGGCGTGGCGACTGTTCAACCTCAAGCTCATTGGTGACGACACAAGGCGGAGCCTCTCGCAGGAGAAGCAGCGGCCATCCGTGTCAGGCCCTCCAAAACGGTTCTCACCCACCTTCGTGAAGATGCTTCACGAGGCCCTGGAGAACGGAAGGCTGTCGGCCCGCAAAGCGGCCAAGGCCATAGGCCTTGGCCTTGGCGGGTTGATCGAGCTATTCGCTCAGTACGACCTCACCGCACCGTTCGAGCTGTGAGGTGAGCACCGTATGCCGAAAATCCGGGTCTTCGCGGACACCAATGTCATCCTAGAGTCGTTCCGCACGGGTTGCTGGACGGCCATCTGCAACCACTTCGCCATCGAGACGGTCGAGAAATGCGTTGAGGAAACGCTGACCGGCAATCCGGGCGATCCCCGCCATGTCGCTGTGCCACCCGCTGAATTGAAGGCAGGGCTTGTCGCGCAGCATCAGGTAACCCGCAAGGAACTCGCCACCCTGGTGTTGAGCAATCCATCGTGCAGCACGCTCGACGATGGCGAAAAGCATCTCTTCGCCTGGCTGTTCGCCAATAAGCTGCTGCCGTCCCAGGTCATCGTGGTCACGACCGCAGACAAGGCTGCCTTGGTGGCCTCGAATGGTCTGGGCTGGCTTGACTGCATGACTTCGCTGGAGGACCTGGCCCGTAAGGCCGGCGTGGGCCGGGTCAATCTCGATGCTCTAGCCCTGCAGTATCGTGAGGACTGGCTGTCCGGCATCAAGACCAAAATCAAGTTGGGAATCATCCCGTGAGAGTCGTCTGACGCTGAGGGCGAGTCCAGCAACGGGAGGAAGGCCACTCAGCAATGTTCAAAGGAGCATCGAGTGGCCAAGAAGTCTCAGAAAAACAGCAAACACGTCGCCGACCTGATCAGTTCGGCGACTCTGCCAGCCCTCACGCTGCTGGCACAGGTCGACAAATTCGCATTCCTTGGCGTGCTCGATGCCGCCAAGCCTGAGCACCAAGCACGTTCCGAACTGCTCGAATGCATTCCATCAGTCAAGCGCGAAGACATCACCATTGCTGACCAGGAGGCGGTGCGTCTCCTCCAACTCCTCCGTTTCCGCACAGAGGAAATGCTGGAGCACGCCTTCAGTCAAATCGAGTACGAAAGCCATCCGGAGATCAATACCTTCGACCGGTCTGCTGATGCCATGACCCGGTTGATCTGGTTGCGCGTGAAGGCTCCACGCATCTTCGACCAGATCGAGACGATCTATCTCACGCACCATTTCCACGGGCACAAGAAATTTCTCGGATTCACCGTGCGCGATGGCGACGGTCGTGACTTTCAGTGGACGGCCGAGGTCGAGCGGAAACTGCACGAAGGAGTGGGCGAAATTCTGGGCCTCGACGACGAGTCCAAGAAGAGCTGTGAGGTCATCCACTTTGAGATGGATGACGGCGACGAATCCGCCAAGCGGCGGCTGCACTATCTGGTCGTCTATCACCCCGGCAAGATGAAATTGCTGCGCCAGATGAAAGATCGTCGGCGCGATCTGCTCCTGTTCACTCCCGCGCTCGAAGCAACGCTGGTTTACGACCCCGCTGAGAACAAGGTACATGTGCTTTCTGACAAGCAGAGCACCGCCAAACGCCTCGCTGATCGATTCGCTGTGATCGGCTTCGAGAAACCCCTCTCGAAACAGCCCGTGGACGCGGTCAGCTATGAGTTGGCAATGTTCAAGCAGCCGGTGAGCCTCAAAGATGCGAAGGCCACCGGTGCAGTGATCCAAGACGCATGGATTTCCTCGCTGTCCGTGACCCTCGGTCACACCCGCCACAGTGTCACGCTTTCGCTGGCCAACAGCGACAACGTCTGGGGTATTTCCAACCACCACTTTGGCGAGCACAACCCGCTTTCGAGCTGCCGTTCAGTGCTCGAGGTAAAGCTGTCGTTCGTGATCCGTCTTGACGGAGAGGAAGACGCACGCGCGCTCGACATCACCGTGGGTCAGCGTGGTTCCTGCAACCTGCATGCGCTGCCAGACCCTCGAATGCGTCGATGCGGCGAGGACATCCTGACCTCACTGGGCGTCATGAAGCGTGTACAACCAGCAAAGGTCGGGGCCGATCTGGCGCTGTTCCGCGCCGAAATGAAGCTCCTCGATCTCGCGGTCGATGACATCGATGGCCATCTGCTGACGGCGCTTGATCTTCCCGCCGCCGATCTTGTCAGCAAGGGGCTGCTGAAAAGGAAAGCCCCCGGTGACTACATCACCGTGCCCGTCGAGGATGAGGATGGTCAGCCCGGCTACCGACGCCTCAAGGTGAACTTCAACAGCACCAGCACCTGGGCACTGGACGACCTCACCGGTGAGCGCTATGACCTTTCCGAAGGAGACCTGTGCCGGTACACGGTCGACAAATCCTACCTGCGCGAACGGTTGGATCAACTGCTCAAGCAGCAACTGATCGACGTACCGCTGACCGCGGATCAGCAGGAGCCCTACGTGCTCGGCAACTACCGCATGGGCGACCAGCGTCTGCCGGTCGCGCTCGTGTCGCGTCTCTGGGAGCCGAAGCATGCCGACAAAATGGACACCGCGCTGCGGCAGTCGAATCTGGGTTTGACTATCGTGCTGACCACGACCGCAGGATCATCTCGCAGGTTTCTTGGCCCGGGCATTGTCGTGGCGCTCGATGCCTTGGCTCATGAGGTGAATGGTCAGGTCTGCATTGAAATGGCTAGGGTCGAGGGCGAGGTGCGTCGCAGGCAGGCTGCAGCTGTAGTAACGGACACGCCGATCCTGATCAAAGAGGATGCGCGAAATGCCTTGCTTGTCGGCCCTTGGCCAGAACCGTGGTCGTTGAGCACGAAGGAATGGGTCGATGTGGTGGAATTGCTGGTGAACGCGTGGACAAGTCAAAAGCGCAAATGCACCAAGCTACAACTCGAAGATGCCGCCGGGAAAACCATTCGTTCAATGAATGAGTTTTTCAGGGGTGCGCCGGAATGGTCTTCCTACATTCGAGGGGCGGATGGCAACAGCAAACCGCGTCTGTGGGAATTGAGTATTGGCGTGCCGGATTATCAGCGCGCAGCTGAATCTACCGGCGCAGAGGCAGAGGTGGCTTGAGGATCAGGGCGTTGTAATTTCTGCGTGATTTCTGCGAGAAGACTGCGAAATATCGCAGTCTGATATGCGAGGAAATAGGAGCACTTCAACGAAAGGAGTGCTCCAAATGCAAAACCAAGTCCCCTCTGTTCAATCCGGCCGGAAACTTTCCCGGCTCCTTCCGGACGGTGCTACGCGCATCGCCCTCGACGAAAACGAGCTCGCCGCCCGCTGGGGGCTCTCCGTCAAAACCCTGCGCCGCTGGCGGCAGGAACAGCTTGGCCCGGTCTTCTGCAAGCTCGGTGCCCGCGTCACCTACCTGATCTCCGAGATCGAAGCCTTCGAGCGTCGCGTTTCGCGGCACTCGACCTTCGCTCGGGCGTACCAGTAAGGAGGACGGCCATGAGCGATCTGACCATCTTCCCCGCCGACATCGCCGAGATGTCCGTCAGCCAGCTGGCTGCATTGCCGCCCGCGCAGAAACACGAGATCGACAAAAACCTCGATGCAGCCATCGACTGGCTGAAAAAGGCACGCGCCAAGTTCGACGCGGCACTGGATCAGTGCTACGGCGAGCAGGCACGCACCGCGCTGCGCGAATCCGGCCGTGACTTCGGCACCGCATACATCAGCGATGGCCCGCTGCACCTGAAGTTCGAGCTGCCCAAGAAGGTCAGCTGGGATCAGAAGCAACTGACTGAGATCGCCGAACGCATCGTCACCTCAGGCGAGAAGGTCGAGGGTTACCTCGACATCAAGTTGTCCGTCTCCGAATCCCGCTTCACGAACTGGCCGCCTGCCTTGCAACAGCAGTTCGCCGCCGCTCGCACCGTGGATTCCGGCAAGCCGTCTTTCACCCTTTCTATCGATTCGGAGTAATGACCATGAGCACCAATCTCATCGCCTTGCTGCGTCAACAACTGCCGTCCATCTACGGCGAACACCTCCCTGGCGAAATCCAGTATCGCCGCGCCGACGGCCAGGACGTCGTCGTCCCGCTCGATGTAGCCACTGTGGACGAGCTGGCCTTTGCCATCCAGACGGCCAGCGCGGAATCGCTGGCGCTCGGTCGCCGCCGCACCGCGCTGGAAGAACTCCACACCGAGGTGCGCAAGCGTGCCGCGCGTGGAGCCGACCGTATCGCCGACGTGTCGTGGGAGGGCTGATCATGAGCGCAATCATTCCCTTCCAGTTCGAAGCGCACGCCGTGCGCGTCCAGGTCGATGAGCTCGGACAGCCGTGGTTCAACGCCACCGATGTCTGCGACGCCCTGGAGATGGGCAATCCGTCTCAGGCGATCAAGTCCCACGTCGATGCCGAGGATCTCCAGAAATTGGAGACCCTTACGGCGGGTGGCCGTCAACGCCAAAACCACGTCAACGAGTCGGGGCTTTACGCCCTGATTCTCGGTAGCACCAAGGATGCCGCCAAGCGTTTCAAGCGTTGGGTGACCAGCGAGGTCCTGCCCGCGATTCGCAATACGGGTAGCTATGCAGTCCCCGGCGCACTGACAGCTTTGCCCGCGCCGACCCACGACCGCGTATCCGCGATTCTGCTGATCGGCGAGGCAGTAGCGAAGGTGCCGGGCGTCAAGCCGGGCATCGCGGCGGCGGCAACTCTGACTTGCATTCA